AAAATATATCTGTCTATCTAATGAATTCTGATTTATTCCTAATGGCTCAAATCTGCCATCACCGGTCAAGGTATCATCGTGATTTACCTTGTCAATAGCAATTACTTTACCACCACTTATAATCATCGTAAACCTCTACAAGTATTTATACATTTCTGTAAATTTATTCAAAATCCTTCTCAATTTCTGCTTTTTTATCGTCTGCTTGTTTCAATTTAATACCAGGCAAACTTAGTTTTTTAATTTCTCTTAATAATTTGTCAAAATTGGTTAAGATATATCCACTATCTCTGTGTGTTTTACCATTAGCATACCAGGATAATCTCCATACAGGATTTTTACTGAAATCTAACTCTCCAAAAATGTGATTTTCGTCTCTTCCTATAATATACCAATTATGATAATGTTCTTGACCTTTATTATCTGTGCCATCATAACGTATTCCTCTAACTTGAAACCAGATACAATTCTGTTTCAATTTTTCAATGATGGCTTCTTCTATCTGGTCAGGTTCCATATTATATTTATCATCAAATACTGAAAAAGGACCGACGAATGTCGGTCCCTTAAGGAGGTATGATAAAATTATTTTAGTCTAAGCAATCTTTGATTTTTGCTACCTCTAAATGGTAAGGTCAAATCCTTTTGTTCCAATATAAAAGGTCCATCAATCAATACATCAACTTGTTCTAATATCTTGTTTGTTACATTTGGTAAAAATTTTCGTTGTCCTTTTTGTAAGTCATTATCCAAAACATAACCAGTATACATCCATAAATTTTTATCAGGACATTCCTGTTTAAATCGTTCTATAAATGGTAGAAGAGCTGTTTGGTTTTCTTCCTCAAATGGCTCACCACCAAGAATTGTTAATCCACTAATAAAAGACTTTTTACAAGCTTCTATAATTTCATTTTCCTGTATTGGTGTAAATTCTTCACCATAATCAAAGTCCCAAGTAGCTTCATTAAAACAGCCTTTACAATGGTTACGGCAACCACTTACATACAAAGAAACTCTTACTCCTTCACCATTAGAAGAATCTATAAACTTTATATTACCATATTTCATATTATTTCCTTTTAAAACTATCTAAATAAGTTCTACCATATTTATTTTTTACATAATTTTCATAGAATTTTGTATCTGTAATAATTTTTACATTATTCTTAATCATACACTGATGTTTAGCTTCATATTTAGCATCTTGTGTTCTATCAAATGGATTTATCATAGTTTCGTTTATATCATAATTTTTAAAGAACTGTAATCCTTTAATTTCAATATATTCATTTTCTACTTTAAAATCAGGTATGTAATAATAAAGTTTATTTTCATACAAATACTCAAATTTAACATTTGGCTGGAATTCAAAATCTATATTATTATCTTTTAACCAAATATAGTAAGCAATTTCAGGTTTTGAATCAAAATTTATATTTTCATACTTATATTTTGTGGCTTGTTTTCGTCTAACTAATGGATTTTGTGAAGAATTAGTTACACCATACTTCTCTTTGTAATTATCTTGATATTTCTTCAATACAGTTTTACTGGCGAAACCCATTCCGCCATTATTTTGTATATAGGTTTCTTTTAATTTATCAACAATAACTGTAGAACACATTGGCGAAACACCGCCATATCTTTTTATATTAGTTTGTTGAACATTTTGTTTCAAATTAGATGTTAAAGTAGTAGTTCCACCATATCTTTCAAGCATAGTTTGCTGTGCTTGTTCTTTATTACTGTAGTTTTTATCTCCATATAATTTAAGACAAGTTTCTTGTCTTTTTAATTTAGAAATTTCTCTTTGTTCAGGTGTTTTATTTCTATGAGCCATTGAAATTTTAGCATTTATATCTTCCTGATGAAGTTTTCTACTTGCTTGAATTTTTGCCGAAATTTCGTTTTGTATTTCAACAGGTCTATTTGCTATTGTATTTGATACAGAACAACTGTGGCACAAATTATTAAAATTCTTATAACAGCGAGAACCGCTTATTTACTACAATACCACAATTTCTACAAGTATAAGTAACAAAATCTTTTCTTACTAATTTTCTTTTAAGTTCTATAAAATGACTTTCATCATTTATGCTGTTTACATCATAAATCATATTCAATCTCCGTTTATTTAAAGACCAATTCCCGTTGGTCTAATTTTATTTATAAAAAGTTAGATGGAGTGCGGGAACACTCCATCAATCGCGGATTGAAACACGACTGTCCTTTTTTTAATTACAAGTGATATACACGGTCGTGAATGTCGCCCATTCGTCCTTGGCTCATCGCATTTGCGTTGCCAAGATAGCCACAAATTCTACGGACTACATTCATTCGGTTTATATCTTCATTACCACAGTTAGTGCAGTGCCATATAAATTTGTTATCTTCATTACGAATCATCTCAATTTTACCGACACCACCACAGCAGTGACACCAATCAAGTTGTCCGGTTAATCTCGCAGTACATTATGTTGTCATAAATGTATTTGATTACGGACAAGATAGCTTCAACATTGTTTTCCATATTTGGAGTTTCAATATAAGAAATAGCTCCACCTGGAGAAAGTTTCTGCAATTCAGCTTCAATATCAATCTTCTTGAAAGCATCAATCTGTTCAAATACAGGAACGTGGTAACTATTGGTTACATAGTTTCTATCTGTAATACCAGGAATTGTTCCAAATCTACGCTGTAAACACTTAGCGAACTTTTCAGTAGTATTTTCAATAGGTGTTCCATATACAGAATAATCTATCTTTTCTACCTGTTTCCAATCACGGCACTTGTCATTAAGAACCTGCATAATCTTCTTACCAAGTTCCATACCTTCTTCGTCAGTAATGGACTTGTTAATAAGGACCTTTACAGTTTCATACAAACCAGCATATCCAAGAGAAATAGTTGAATAACCATTATAAAGAAGTTTATCAATGGTTTCACCCTTCTTCAAACGAGCGAAAGCACCATTCTGCCAAAGAATTGGAGCTACATCTGACTTAACACCACGCAAGTGTTCGTGACGAAGTCTCAATGCTCTGTGACACAATTCAAGACGCTGTTCAAGAATATACCAGAACTTTTCCAAATCACCCTTAGCTGATAAAGCAACATCTGGCAAGTTAATGGTTACAACACCTTGGTTAACTTAACTACTTTATATTACTATAAAGAATAGACTATCTCTTCAACAATTTCTTGTTGCCACGTACTTCGGAATGTGCTAATCTCATTCCTACATGCTTACACTCATCAGCATTAGTCGTTACACCTTCTTCATCTTTGAAGCTCGGCACGGTATTATCCATTTCAGGAACTCCACCGTTAGCAAGATTTCTCTCACACCCTTTTAGCATAGGTTCTCGTGGTTTAAGGACACCTTAACAATGGGTCAAGCGTCCGTAGTATTTTGGTTTACTACTAACCTCATATTTTACTGTATACTTACCATTTTTAAAATCTATGGATTTAACTGTTCCTTTACCTTTTAAAGTAACAGTTTTTCCTGAATCTACCAATTCTTTAATTTCAGATAGTTTCATTTATATACCTCTATATCTTTGTGTTTATTATAAAAATTCTCTTTTATATATTTCAAATCACCATTTTCAATCCTTGATGTTTTAATGATTGGTATATTTTCACTTAATAGAAAATTATATTTTTCAGTCCAATCATAACCTTTATACGGTGCAACACCAATAGGTTCATCTTTTTCATTGAAAAAACAATCACCTTTTAATTCAACATAAGTATCATTAGATAATATATGAAAATCAAAATAATATGGATGTAATTTACCATCTTTTTGTAAATACTTCTTATGGTATTTCTTATTATATTCAAATTCAATACCGTTATCTAATAACCAAAAATAGTAATAAATTTCTGGTTTTGAATCAAAATAGATTATTTTATCATTTATTTTAACTTTACATTTTTTATGAGAAGTTAATGCTTGTTTTTCTCTTATTTCTGGTACTTGGGCTGTATATTCACAACCGTATTTATCCATACAAGTTTCTTTGGATTTTTTCTTTGATTCTTCATCTTGAAAACCTTTAATACGGACACCGAAGTTTTTTAAATTATTTTCTTCTCTATGCTGTTGTATAATTTCATAATAGTTTTCACCCAATTTTTCAGTTAAAGTTTTATCTATTTTCTTTCTTAACTCTGGAGATTGTGTTGTATATTCGCAACCCCATTTATCTTCCATAGTTTTCTTTCGTTTTTCTTTAAATTCTTTAGAAGTAATCCATTCAGCATTTCCTGAATGACCAAACCATCCATAATTAGGGTCTTTTTCACGAATTTTTAATTGTGTTTTTACACCCCTACAAGCTCTACAAATAAAATAATCTTTATTGGTCACAGTTTTATAATATAGCATTTGTTCTTTATTACATTTACTACAAACAAAAAAGATTTTATCTTTAGGTTTAAAATTGGAAGACTTTAATTCTTCCATACTTTTTTTCCAAATTATATCCATATTATTCTCCTTTAATGAGGTTACCACGCCTCAATAAATTATTTATAAACTTATGAGTTAGAATACAACTATGGATAATTGTATTCAGCTTTGGTGGTATCAAAGTTGTCCTCATAATAATCATTTATTCAACATCCAAGTCAACATCTTCAGTAAATGTAAGAATTTCATCGTGTTTAGGTTGACGATATGGAGTCAAGAATGAACGGCAACCCATACAAGGATAGCAATCGCCTTCTTCACCTTTCTTACTAATCTTGAGCTTCTTCATAACCTTTTCAGAAATGTAGTCAGGAACCATTCTCTTTGTAGTACATTCAGCTGCTAGTTTGGTGAGATAATAATACTTGTCACCTTCCTTTGTATTATCATCTTCAAGTACATACAAAAGTTTTGGGAATGGGTTAGCATAATACTGACCATTTTCATTCTTTACGCCTTTAATTCTCTGTTGAAGAATTTCTTCAATAACCAAAGCCAAATTATCTTTTTCTTCTTCGTTTTCAGCTTCATTCAAATACAAAGCTACAGAAACGAAAGGAGTTTGACCATTAGTTGTTTGAAGAGTAAGGATTTGATATTGAAGGGTCTGAACACCTTTCTTAATATCATCTACCAACAATTCTTCAATTTGTTCAGCATTCATAGTAGGATATTTCTTCTTAAAATATTCTCTTGTTGGCTTAATAAATTTAGACAAGTGAGAAGCTGTAATGGTTTGACCACCATACTGTGATGAAGCAACTTGTGCTACAATTTGTGAAGCAATATTACAAGCTGTTGAGAAAGTATGAGGTGTATCAATCTGTGTACCAGAAATAATTGTACCATTTTGAAGCATATCATCCAAATTAATCAAGCAACAGTTATGGATAGGCATAGCAAAGTAGTCCATATCGTGAAAGTGGATAATACCTTCTTTATGAGCATCATAAATGTCTGAAGGGATTAAATAACGCTGAGAAATATCTTTAGAAACTTCACCAGCCATATAATCTCTCATAGTGCTTACGATATTTGGATTTTTATTAGCATTTTCTTGCTGAATATCTTCGTTATCACCACTGAGAAGGGATAGAACTCTATCATCAATAGTATTCTTTCGTTCTTCAAGTGCTTTTTGATAACGGAATGTGATATATTCTGTTGCTACTTCATATTTACCAGCCTTCATAATTGAAGTCTCAACCATCTTTTGAATATCTTTATATCCAATTGCTACGGGTGAGACTTTGCAATCATCTTCAATGTTTTTAGCAATATCTTTAATTTCCTGAATAGTTAGTCTTTCATCAAGTCTAACTTTTTCATTAGCACGGGAAATTGCTTCAACAATGTTTTGTTTATTGAATGTAACTTCAGAACCATTACGCTTTCGTATTTTCATCATAACCTCTTTTTTGCATACTAATCATAAATTCACTTCATTGTATTATATTGTCATTAGGGTTTTATATTTATGAAATCACAGTGTTCAAATTTAGTTAAATTCATTTGAAAAAAGACTATGCTTCATTTTTTATATGACCTATCAAACTTTATAAAAAAGAGGGACCGAAAGAACCCGAAAGTCCTTTCAGTCCCTTTAAGGACTGGTTAATGATTAATTATCATCACCAAAGAATGCAGCTGCACGATTTACATAATCGTCTTCAAAACTTGGTTTCTTTGGTGGTTCAGTCTTTGCAGGTTCAACTGGTTCCTGTGGTTGTCCCTGTGGCTTTACTTCAGCATCTGGTGCTGTACGAGTACGAATTGCATCACGGTTCTGACGAACAACATCGCGGTTCAATACTGGGCGACGGATTGGTTCACCATCACGAGTAGCAACTCTACGAACTGGACGGTCATTACCTTCATCGTCAGCAGCAGTTGGAGCTGGACGCTGAGCAGTACGAACATCAGAAAGCTTACGAACATCAAAGCCAGCATCTTGTGCTACCTTCTTTGCAATATCCAAGCGTGAAAGCTTACGGACTTCATATCCAGCATCTTCCATAGCCTTTCTAGCAGCGTCAATATCAATTTCCTGACGGATTGGTTTACGCTGTGGAACATAATCTTCATCGTCTTCATCACGATAGACAGGACGAGAAGCTGGCTTTCTCTTTGGAATGTAATCATCATCGTCATCTGCACTTGTTCTTAGTGTTCTAAAGCGTGGCTTTGGTTCATCATCTTCATCACGATAAACTGGACGAGTTGGACGAGCTACAGACTTACGGACTGGTTCATCATCATAATCTTCAACTTCATCACGGAATCTACGAGAAGGAGCTGGACGAGAAGAACGATAATCTTCTCTTTCTTGCTGACGCTGACGGAAACGGTTCAAATCTCTTTCATCATCTTCTCTTGGTGGAAGAACTGTATAACCATTTCTTTCTGCGGTTCTACGTGCAATTCTTATTTCATCTCTATCAATCATATTATTTCACCTCACATTAATGTGTAAATTAAATTTAGTAATTTATGTATAATAAAAAACTTATCTGTATTTTTTGTGTTGTTGCTTAAACTTAATGCAATATAAGCCACTACTTTCGCAAGTGTGGCTTTTTATTTATATAAAAATGACTTAGGAAATTAAATCTGTATCGGTAATATCTACTAATTCAGCTTTATCACCAAACCATTCTGTAACAACTTTTTTAGCAAGTTTAGAATCAGTAATATAGAGTGTATTACCTTTTAAAGTAACATCTAATATACTGTCATAACCACCTTCTTTACAGAATTCATATTCCTGTTCAATGGCTTCGTCTTCACTATCAAAGGTTACAACCCAAACCTTAGGTGCTTCTACAGCATTTTCAGTTATGTTTGTTGCGAAACTTCTATCTTTTAGACAGCCATTGTAATTCATACGAACATAATTTACAACAGACTCAGCTGCCATAAACCAAGATGGTTCTCCATTATCATATTCTTGTTTCAAGAAGGTCTTAATGTAATTACCAAGGTCTTTTACTTTGTTTATATCTACTCTTTTATCAATGTATTTAAAAGCATTTAGCTTCCATTCATCAAAAGTTTCACCATCAGTCAAATTGTCATCTTTAGTAGCTTCGGTTATATCAGGTTCTTCATAGTTTTCGTTATCATCTACCAATTCAGGAAGAGTTTTACCATATTCTTTTTCAAAATCTTCATAACCATTTTCAGGTGTAAGACCATCATCTTCATCATTTTTAAGAGTAAATGCTTCATCAAATTTGCTTGCTATATCAGCAGCCGTTGTATTGACTTCAGCATTGTTGTTGTATGCTTCTTCAAGTTCTTCGTAGAAATAAAGGTCTGCGTTTTTATAACGGTCACCCAATTTAACCAAAGCGTCTCTTACTTCTTCAGCATATTGTTCAAATGAAAAACCGCTTTCAACAAGATATTCTCTAAATGTACTCATTTTATTCTCCAATTAAAGGGACTTAAACCAATCCTTTAAAGCGTCACGGATTTCTTTTGAACCCTTGCGGTCAATTCTCTTATTGAACACTTCAGTAGCACGAACAATTTGTTCAGCCTTTTGTGGTGAAGTTACTTGAATATCTCCAACCATTTCATCAGCATTATTGGTTACACCATTTTCAGTACTTTGTTCAACATACAAGCCAAGTGACTCATTCAAGACCCAGTTTGTGGTTTGCTGAACAGACTCATAGATAGCATCTGTATAAGCAGCTTGAGCAGAAGGCATATAAACAGCGTCAATAGTAATCATATGATAGTCATCTGCAACGATGTTACCTTCCAAAAGGTTACCAGTACCACGGGAAGAAACACCCATCTTACAACCACCTTCAAGCAATGCCTGAAGTTCCTTACCATTACGAGTATCAAGAACTAAAGCCTTACCCATAGCAAGTTTGCCGTCCATATCAAGTTGAGTAATACGGATAGCAGATTCTTTACTCTTGATTTCAGCATAATCTGGGTGGTCAAGTTCACCCAATGCTTCTCTATTTTCAATTAATTTGTTGAAAAGTTTAACTTCTCTTTCAATTAACTTCAATGGATAAATTCTTCCATTACGGTTTCTATCTTCGGCTTGTAAGAATGGACCTGAGATATACATGTGCTGTTTCTTGACATTACCACAAGCCTCTTCAATGAGTTCGTGGGCTACTTCAGCACTACATTTTTCATTAAATAACTTTTTGTATTCCATTTTATTAAACTCCATACATTCTATATGTTATTTATAACTTTTCAGCTATTTTGTAAACAAAAATTTACATCAGACCCATTGACAAAATGTTACAATTTTACTATAAATATATTGTATAGTTGTTTTAATGTGAAAAGTGGAGGACGGATATGGATGCTAGAAATAAAGACGAAATGAAGTCCTATATGGACTCACAAATTGACGAAATAAACAAACATAAGTGGATTGAAAGTGAAAAGGCTTGCCACGATCTGGGCGAAACTGCGGTTATTGATTGGATTGTACATCACGCTGCAGACTTCCGCAGAGAATGGGAAGAAAAACATAAGACTGAGTTATCTGGGAATGATTAAATCATTCCTTTTATTTTTTCTTTGGTTGATAAGTTAATCCTAGTTCTTCTTCACTAACAACTTTAAAATTATATCCATATCGTCTGCACCAAGCACGGGCCTGTTGCCATTTATCGTGATTTTTCTTCAAAACATTACAAACTTCTTGCCAGGCTGCTATTCTCTTTTCAGTCAATTTCTTCTTTTTATTTAATTCTGGAAAAATGATTTGACCATTTTCATTAAGTTTTGGAATTTGTGATTTTGGCTTGACTTCAATAAGCCATTTTTTAATTTCACCGTTTCTATCTTTACAGACAAACACAAAATCAGTTACATATCTATGTTGTTTACCATCAACTGATGAAATATAAGGAATTTCAATAATTTCACTTCCCCATTCAAGTATATTTTCGTTTAAATCACACCAATTACAGAATATTTTTTCCCAACTGGACCTAAAAGTAATTGGCTGTGCTGGTCCTCGTTTTCCATTGTAGTTTAAGCACTTTTCTGGGTTTTTAGGAACGAAATGTGCTTTAAGATAATTGTTATTAAACATACTCATAATTAAATTTCCTCAAATCCGGCTTTCAATTTTGAAGATTACATCATCAATTTCCTGAATAGCCTTCTTTTCCCATTTATCACTTGCGAATTTGTAAAGTTCTTCATATTGTTCCTTGTCTACTGAACCATCAAGACATATTTCAAGAATATTTTTTGGAACTTCGCACAAATGATAATAAGCAATTAACAAAACAAAAACTTTTACATAATCAAGTTCAAATACATCTTCTTTAATTGAACGCTTCAATAAATTTTCATTTTGAAAAATGTAAAATAAATTGTAATATAGTTCTTCTAATTCATCCATAAATCACCTATTAAATAAACAAAAAGAGTGAGGGTATTTCACCTCACTCTTATTTATTTTGTATTGAATTGTATTAGACTTCTTCTGTTGTAACACCAGTGTTACGGTCAATAGTAATCTTAACATCTATGAACTCTATTGCTTCGCTTGGAACTACACGAATATTGACATTCATAATGTGTGGGTCTTCACCATCTTGTGTTACAGAAAGACTATATTCAATCAAACCTTCAGCAGCTTGTACACGGGACAAGAATGCATCAATTGAGTTCTTAGCAGCACTACGAGTATTTGGAGTGTTCTGTTGGAACAAGTAAGGAACCATCATATTTTCAAGTTGCTTTTCAATGTAGTTCAAACATCTACGAACATTAATTCTGTTCAAAGCAGATTCCTTCTTGAGGGCAGTCTTTTGACCCCAAAGAACTTCACCAAATCCACCGCATTGACGAGAAGTGTTTACATTGTTATCATAAAGTTGTCCGATTTCATCATCAGTTAAACGAGATAACTGACCAGTTGTGTATGTAATACCACCACGAGCAACACCGGCAGGTGCCATCCAAGGATATGAGAACATATCACAGTAAGCCATAGCACAAGCACCAGCTACTGACTTAGGTAAGTAAATCCAAGAGCCTAATGTTCCATTGTAATACTTGTCATAACCACCATAAGGTGCTACATAAGTACCGTTTGGGAAAGCAAACATCTTGGCTTCACCAAGTTGTCTCTTAACAGTCTTAGCTTCCTTAGAGGTTACCTGTACAACAGCAAGGTCAATCTTTCTAGCACTTGCAATTTCTGCAATCTTGCGTTGAAGAGCAGCATAACGCTGGCGACCATTGAAGGTATCTACAGCTTCTACGTTGAACAAGATATCAAAATCAGCCTTTTGTCTATCACGATAAAGTTTCAATGCAGCAATCTTTTCTGTTACATTGTTCTTCTTGGAGTTTGTACCACCAGTTAATTGATAGATAGCATAAGTCTGACAAGGTTGAGCATAAGTGCCTGCACCGGTCTTAGCTTCATTTACGGAATTACGAGATACATAAATGTATTCAGAATGACCGTTAATGACATTTGGTGCAAACAAACTATTACCTTCGGCATCCTTAGCTGTTGGGTCATTTGATACATAGAAGGTTTCAGTTGGGTCCTTTAACAAGGCATCCATACCTGTACCCCAAGCAGCTTCAGCAGTCTGTGTCTTATTCTTTACATAGACATTAACACGATATACCTTCTTCCAGGTTAAATCGTCTGCATCGGCATCTACCTGTTCTTCATCATCAAAACGATACTTCCAGTTGAAAGCATTCTGATGGTTCAATGCAGCAATTTCAGCAGCATCAGTTGTAATGATAGAAACACCGACATCATTACCATATTCACCAGGTCCAATAGAAGCAATAATCAACTGATTATTCTTGTTAGAAACATACTGTTCTACGTCACCGTTACCTGGTTCATCGTCAGACTCAATAGAAATAGTGTAACCATCACGATAGGTTTCATTGGTAGAGTTCAAGATTTCAGATGAAGCAAGAGCAACCATCTTTCTCATTGGCTCACCATTATCTTTAGATACACCTTCTTGCCAAGGAATTACAACTGGGTTTGGTTCGTCTTGTACATAGGTAGACAATGTTGTTGCCTTATTTGAACCCTTTTCAGCAATAGTCCAGAACAAGAATTCATTGAAGTCCTTACTTCCCTGAGCAGAATTAAATTCTTCCCATTCTTGAGTGTAAATAATCTTTACTACTGGTTTGTTTACAAGTTGGTCATCTGCATCAAATTCCTTACCAGTCCATACATCGTAATAGAAAAGCAAAGAATATTTATCTGTAGCAACATCAGCTACATCTGCACCATATTCATCAGCGATAGAAACTACAAAATCCTTACCACTCTTACCACCAAACAAGGTATTAGAATATTGAGGATCATAAGTTCCTTCAATTACTTTGTTAATTTTAAGAACTTTAATATCGTCTTCCAAAGCACCATCAGTCATACCACCAATCAAGGCTTCCTGTTTGGTGTTCATTCCATATTCACGGAATGTAATACCAGCAGCCTGACCAACTGATTTTTCAAAACCAACATTACTAAAACCTTCAGTGTTATTCTTCAAAACATAATGTGTCTTCAAAGCACAATCATCCCAGTCACGGAACTGAATTTTAACTGCTGCTGCAGAAGTACACATATCTGGATTTACTGTATCGTCACCAGTATAGAAGTTTTCAGCTTGGAATACATCACCATAAGTAATTTCAGTACCACTTAACTTGTTATCAAAGAAGTCCTTTTTAAAGTAAGCAGTCAAAGAATAAGGAGTTTCATTCAATGTAGCAGAAGCTGGAATAGAGAAAATGGTCTTGTAACCAAATGCAGTAACAGTAGAACTTGTAGCACTATTGTAATAGACATTTGTAATTGGAGTTGGATTTCTTGCGAAAGCGTCTGTAGAAATAGCACTTGTGATACAATCAGATTTAATAATCAAATCATCAAAGTACTTAGCAACTTCACCCTTTGTAGATACCTTGGTAGCAAAGTTGAAGTAAACACCACTACCTACTTCCATTGGAAAACCGGCACTCAAACCGGTTTCATCACCAAAACCCTTGAAGACAGCAATAGAAGCTGGAGCATCTGTAATTAAATCTTCAACAGTTGCGAATTGTGCTCTTTGTTTTAAAGCAAATCCTGAAAGAACTGGTGGATTAATCCATTCACCAGAAGAAACAATGGAGTCAACGGTTGTTACAGTATCCAACTTTTCCAACAATTTAAGTTGTGAGTCATCTTCATTGTTAATGTATTTGAATTCTGATGTATCTTTAGAAGTAAACTTGTCAGTTAAATCTGCATCAGTATAAGGGAATTGAATTTGAGCATAACCTTCATCACCCATAGTTGCACGTACACAAAGCAACTGGTTAGAAATTCCAAGATAGTTTTCGGCAGCAAAGTGACCGTAATCATCAAGGTTTTCTGGTTCACCATAAATCTGGGTGAAATAATCATAAGAAGAAGTTAAAATTCTCTGGTTTACAGGACCTTTATTGGACTTCATTACGATAGCACCAATGCCTAAACCTGGAAGAGAATTAGAACGAACTGTATTATCAATTTCTGTAAAGCGTATGCCTGGAACTGAATACTTAGCCATACTTTTTAATCCTCATAAAAATAAACTTAATAATAATTTCACTCACTCACTATGTTAATAAATATCTAATGTATTTATAACAGAATATGCCAAAAACTGCCCATTTCTGAGCAGTTTTTAATTTTAGTGGTAACTTATTATTAATCTATCGCTTCATAAGTCATTTTAAAGTCAGTTACAAATAAATTACTTTTTGGTGGATTTGCATATTGATCTGGTCCTATATATGGTACATAAGGATTAATTAGTACTGTAGAAGGATAAGCAATATGAAGATATGTTTTGTTTGTGTCACTTAAATCAATCGTGTATGAAGCACTTCCATAGAAATTACGAGATACAAAATAAGAATCTGGTAAATCCAATGCTTCCAAATCAAACAAATCTTCGTGCCAACAGACAGTATCTAATGTTGAACCGGCTTTAATATTACAAGCAGCAGAATAGAAAGTAGAATAATCACCAACAGCAACATAATCATTATAATTATAAGTTTTAGTTGAATCAAATATCAAACTGTTAGGATTAATAGAAATTATACCATTTGCTGTATCACTCAACCAAGCCAAATATTCATCTTCATTCGTTATGTTTGTTAATTCTTGTGCATAAGCAGAATATGCTGACCAATAGAAATAATCCTCATTTGGATCTTTGGGTGGTAAATCAGCTGTTAGTCTACTGTAAACAATATCACCAAATTCTTCTCTTTTACCTCTTATAACATCGCCCTGTTTAAAATCTGTGTCGGAAGTATCATAAGCAGAACAACCAGAATTATAACAGTTGTAATTGAAAATGTAAGAATTATTAACATCACCAAGTTTTAAATAAGGTAATGTAGTTTCAGAACGAGGTTTTACTTCTAAATGTTCTGTGTCTTGAATAATATAAGGATATTTACAAGGTTTCCAAACTTTATAAACCAATTTTCTATCGTCATTTGTAGTCATTTGACTGAATTCTTGATTTTTTACATTTAAATCAAAAATGTTTGTGTTGTTTGAAGCTCTTACATAAGGCAAGAAATTAGCACTATAATTACTCCAACCATTTTGTGCTGACAAATATTTATTTACTTCAAAATGATTTTGATATGTTTCATAAGAATTATTGTTTACTAAAGTAGCAAGTGATATATCGTTTACAGCGGTAAGGTCCCATTGACTTTGTGACATTGGTGTACCGTTTGCTATATTTTCTTTTGCTTTTCCTAAGTAATAAGTGTATACTGTGCGGTCAGCTTGGTCTTTGGAAGATATATCACAAATATATCTTTTATTCGCAACAATATCTCGCCAAGCATTTCCACCATTTATACTACCTGCTTGATAAGACAATAAAGAAC